CCTTTTTTAGTATGATGCCAAGTGCTGTTGTAGGTGGTAATGTAACCATAGGTGATAATGTTTATCTGGGTAGTTGTAGTAACATAAGGGAAAAAATCAACATAGCATCTAATATTTTAATTGGTATAAATGCCGCTGTAGTAACAAACCTTACAACTCCAGGGACATATGTTGGGGTACCTGCTAAAAAATCAAAAATCAAATCCTGAGATAATGAAAGACTTAATTTTAATTTCGGCTTATTGTAATACTAAAGAAAAAGAAGAAATACTTCGTAATTTAGTAACTCAAATCAACACCCAATCTCAAAATTTAGATTTAATGGTGGTATCTCATACACCTATACCTTTAGATATCCAAGATAAATGTAATTATTCATTTTACGATAGTAAAAATGAATTACTATACGATTGGGATTTAATAAATAAACCTTGGTTTTCTCCTACTGGTAGAAAAATTATAAGTGGTTATTTAACAGGTAGAAATACCCATTTAGCCATTTGGAGAATGTTTATATTAGGTTTTTCATTAGCTAAAAATATAGGTTATAAAAAAATTCATACTATAGAATATGATGCTAGTATTAAAAATATAAATGAATTAAAAGACAATAGTAAATTATTAGATACTTACAAGTCAATTTATTATTTAGAAAGTAAGAACAATACAGATCCTATTTTATTTGGTAGTATTCAATCTTATAATGTTGATTATATCCACCCAACATTACTTAACTTAGATGAAGATAATATTAAAAATATGATTCGTAAATCTAATTCAAAATCACCTGAGGGTATGTTAAAAGATTTAATACATGAGGTAGGAGATTATTTTGTTAAAAATAGAAGCGATTTAGAAACAGAATATAATACATTTGCTAAATCTAATAATAATCTACAATTTAACCCTTGGGGGGTACCATATTATGATAAACTAGAAAATAATATTAAATTTATAACATGGAATACTACAAATATTAAAGGTATTACTAATAGTATTATTATTAATAACGAAAAAATAATAAATACTGGTAATGTTAATTATAATAATTGGAAAATAGTTGATTTAGGTAAAATTGAAAACATTAACCATCTTATTATTATGGAAAATAACAAAATTAGAAATGAAATTAATTTATTTAGTGATAATGAAAAAGATGAATTTATAAAAATGAGTTTTTCAGAAAAACAATAATTTGGATTTATTAATTATATTTATTATATTGAGCACATGAAAAATAAACTAGGATTTACAGCAGGTAACTTTGATTTACTACACCCAGGTTATATTTATACATTTGAAGAAGCAAAGAAACATTGTGATACATTTTTTGTATTTTTACATGCAGATCCTTCTGAATATAGAAACAATAAATACAAACCAGTAGTTCCTTTATATGAAAGATATAAAACTCTAATGGCAATAAAATATATTGATGCGGTTTATACTTATAAAACCGAAGATGATTTATTACAATTAATGAAGTTTTGGAAACCAAATATAAGAATATTAGGGGAAGATTATTTAGGAAAAGATTTTACAGGTAAAGATTTACCTATTGAGGTTATTTATACTACCCGTTCACATGAATGGTCAACAACTAAAATAAAAAATTTAATTACAAAACAAACTATTAAACAAAATCCCAATTTAATTAATGAATAAAAAATAATTAATATTTATAAACAATAAAAACAATGAGCAAAACAATTAAGTTATCAGAAGAAGAATTAGAAATTCTAAAAGGTTATCAACAACAACAAAATAAAATTACTTTTGAATTAGGTCAAGTTGATATTAATCGAGCAATTTTAGAAGGCCAAAGAGCATCAGTTTTAGATAAATTAGGTGATTTACAAGAAAAGTCTAATAAAACAGCTAAAGGCCTACAAGACAAATATGGAGAAGGAAATATAAATTTAGAAACTGGAGAATTTACTACAGCAAAATAGGTTTTTGAATTTTCTTCTAATATTTATAATAAAACAATATTAAAATAATATAATAAGATGGCAGAAACATTAATATCTCCTGGAGTATTAGCAAGAGAAAACGATCAATCCCTTGTTACAGCTCAACCTTTAACTAGAGGTGCGGCAATAATTGGTCCAACAGTTAAAGGACCAGTTGAAAGACCAATATACGTTAGTTCTTTTAGTTCTTTTCAAGCAATTTTTGGTGGTGCTTTAGAAAGTGGATCTACGGATTACACATATCTAACGTCCATATCAGCAAATAATTATTTCCAACAAGGAGGTGATTCGTTGTTAGTTACTAGAGTAACTAGTGGTTCTTTTAGTGCTGCGGATTCAACAACAATTCCAAATTTAATTCCATCCGCTACAAACGGTTTAGAAGGTGATTTATTACCTATATTTACTTTAGGTGGTGCAGAAGGAGGGACAGCAGGAACTTTTATTAATGTTGGCTTAACAGGAAGTACATCTGCAGAAGAAACTTCACTTGCAACAATTGTAAGAAGTAATTCAAACGGAGAATTTGTAAATGATGGTCAAACCATTGCTCCAACAGGAACATTAACTGGAGGAAATGTTAGTGTATCATCAGCTGCAATAACACTAACAGATGCTAATAGTACTACTACAGGTGGAGGTACAGGTTTACAAGTTGTATTAAGAACAAGTGCAGCTGGTGTTTTAGATTTAGCAACAGTTAGTACAACAGCTACTGGATCAGGATTTGTAATTGGTTCTCAAATTTCAATCACAGCAGATAATATAAATAACAATATAGCAGATGCAACAATAGGTACTTCTTTTTCAGGTGGTCCCGCAGTATTTACAGTAGTACAAAATAATTTAAAAATACAAATAACATCAGCTACAGTAACAACAGATGGTTCAGGGTACACATTAGGAGAAAATGTAACAGTACCTGCGGATGCAATAGGAACTCCAGCATCACCCGCTACTTTTGGACCTATATCAGATACAAATTTACAAAACGAAAATGCTTTTGTATTAGAAACAATATCAGAGGGTGTTATTATGAATAATACTTCCCCTGTAGGAGCTGATGATGGTGGAACAGAATTACCAGGTGGCGCTTTATTTAGTGGGTCAGCTGATAATATTAGATGGGAAGTTACAGCTGTAAACACAGGTTCAGGTGTATTTTCATTAGGAATAAGACGTGGTAACGATAATAATAACCAAAGAGTATTTTTAGAAACATATAATAACATTTCTTTAGATCCATTCTCTCCAAATTATATTTCAAGAGCTATTGGTGATTTATCGAGTACTTTAATAACAGAAGGAGGAGACACTTTCTTACAAGAATCTGGATCATATCCAAATGTTTCAAATTATGTAAGAGTAAAACAAGTTAACTTTAATACACCTCATTACTTTAATAATGATGGAACTCCAAAAACCGAGTTCACTGCTTCTTTACCAGTAGTAGGTTCAGGTTCATTTGATGGAGCTGTAGGATCTAACATTAACGCAACATCAGCAAATAATTTTTACGAAAATATTAATGCTTCAAACACTCAAGGTTTAGTAGGAACTGATTATACAAACGCAATTGCTTTATTATCAAATCAAGATGATTACCAATATAATGTAATTACAGCTCCTGGTTTATATTTTTCAGGATATGGAACGCAATGTAATTCAATAAAAAATAATACTATTTCAAGAGGAGATTCAATTTATATATTAGATTTAGTCCCTTACAATGTATTAATAGGAAATGTAACACAAAATGCCGCAGCTATTGATTCAAGTTATGCCGCTGCATATTGGCCTTGGTTACAAACTATTGATCCAAGTACTGGATTATTAGTTTATGTACCAGCTTCAGTAATGATACCAGGTGTATATGCCTTTACAGATGCTTCTGCAGACCCATGGTTTGCACCAGCAGGAATTACTAGAGGTGGTTTAGGTGCTGTAGTAAGAGCTGAAAGAAAATTAACAGCTGCTAATAGAGATACTTTATATGAAGCAAATGTAAACCCAATAGCATCATTCCCACAACAAGGAGTAGTTGTATTTGGACAAAAAACATTACAAAAAGCAGCATCTGCATTAGATAGAGTAAATGTACGTAGATTGTTAATCACACTTAAAGGATATATTTCTCAAATTGCTGATAACTTAGTATTTGAACAAAATACAATTGCAACAAGACAAAATTTCTTAACGCAAGTTAATCCGTATTTAGAAAGTGTACAACAAAGACAAGGATTATATGCTTTTAAAGTAGTAATGGACGAAAGTAATAATACACCAGATGTTATTGATAGAAATGAGTTGATTGGACAAATATTCCTACAACCTACAAAAACAGCTGAATTTATTATACTAGATTTCAATGTATTACCAACTGGAGCAACATTCCCAGCATAAAAATTAAAAGAACAAATATTTATAATAAAATAAGATAATAAAATGGCAGTATTAAACCCAAACGAAATATTTTTCACAGCATTCGAACCAAAACAAAAGAATAGATTTATCTGTTTTGTAGATGGATTTCCGGCTTACATTATGAAAGGTGTAGGAGCTGTAACACTATCACAAGGTACAGTGCCTTTAAACCATATTAATGTACAAAGGTTTGTAAAAGGTAAAACAACTTGGGGTACTATTCAATTTACATTATTTGATCCAATTACACCATCGGGTGCACAATCCGTAATGGAATGGGTTAGATTACATCATGAATCAGTAACTGGTAGAGATGGTTATAGTGATTTCTATAAGAAAGATCTAACAATCAATGTATTAGGACCTGTAGGTGATATCGTATCAGAATGGATTATCAAAGGAGCAATGATTACAGAAGCTAACTTTGGAGATTTTAATTGGGATACTGAAAACGCTGCCCAAGAAATACAAATGACAGTTCAACCAGATTACTGTGTATTAAATTTCTAAAAATTTTACCCACCCTTAATTTGAAAAATAGCTTGGCTTCGGTCAAGCTTTTTTTTATCTTAATATGTATCAACGATAAAAACGTTTTAACTAAATAAAGATTATGGCTGAATTTAAATTCCCAACGGAAGAAATAGAACTACCTTCAAAAGGTTTAGTATATTCAAAAGACAATCCCCTATCAAGTGGTAAAATAGAAATTAAGTATATGACTGCAAAGGAAGAAGATATTCTTTCTAACCAGGCATTTATTGAAAAAGGAAATGTACTTGATAAATTATTAGAATCAGTAATTGTATCTAAAATTGATTTAAAAGATTTAATTACAGGTGATAAAAATGCTATTTTAATTGCTACTCGTGTTTTAGGATATGGAAATGATTATAAAACAACGGTTAATGGTAAACAAGAAATAATAGACCTTTCAGAATTAGAAAATAAATTTTTTGATGGTTCTAATATGATAGAAGGTAAAAATGAATTTGCATTTACCTTACCTCATAGCGATACAAAAATAACATATAAGTTATTAACGGGGCATGATGAGTCTAAAATTGAAAGAGAACTAAAAGGGCTTAAAAAAATTAATAAAAATGCTTCTTTTGAAGCTTCTACAAGATTAAAATATTCATTAACTTCTGTTAACGGAGAAACTGAAACTAAAGATATCAGAGAATTTGTTGACACTTATTTTTTAGCAAGAGATGCTAGAGCATTTAGAAAACATTTATTAACTACATCACCAGACGTAGATCTTAATGTCATTCTAGATAGCGGAGAGGAGGTAACGGTCCCTATAGGACTAAACTTTTTTTGGCCTGACTTCGGAGACAGCACCTCAAATTAGATTAAGTATCTTTAAACAAATTCATGAAATAATTTTCCACGGTAAAGGTGGGTATGATTATAATACTATTTATAATATGCCTATATGGTTACGTAAATTTACATTTAAAGAAATAAATGATTTTTACGAAGCAAAAGCCGCAGCAGAAAAAAACGAAATGTCTGCTGGTAAAACATCCTTAGTAAACTCAGAAGGTAAAGTAAATGCTCCTCAATTTAAACAAGCATCTAAACCATATGAAGGAAAAAGTAGTTATAAATAGTTACTTTTTTTCATATTTATAATAAAATAACTTTATATGGCCCTCGGAGACGGAAAAGCTAAAAAAGAAGCAGTAGACTTAAAACAGGAATTAGCATTCATGTATGATGCTATTACTAGCTTAGGTGATAAATTAATTGATTCTTTTGAACAAGCTGTTGATGAAGCTGGTAATATGAATAATGCTTTAGATGTTGCTAGTAAAACATTTCAAAGAGGTTTAGCTGCAGATTTAAAACAAAGTATAAAAAATACAGATTCTTTAATTGATTTATTTGCTAAATTATCAAGAGATGCTATTACCCAAAAAGATATAGCTAAAGAACAAGAAAAAATAGATTCTAATCGAATTAGATTACAAATTAAAAGAAAAGCTTTAGGTAACAATATTACTGCCCAACAAAAAGAATTTTTTGTCTTACAAGAAGGTGAGCTAGGTAAACAACAAGATATGCTCAATGTAATAGCAGCTAAAAATGATGCTTTACAAAAATCTAAAGGTTTATTTCAATTAATCCAGGAAAATGCTGGTGCTATAGCTCTTAAACTAGATAAAAGTGGTACTTTATCAAAAGCATTAACTGGTAATCTTTTAAAAACAATAACCCCCCTTAGAGTATTTGAATTAATTGTTGTGGGTATAGTTGAGGCCTTTTTAGATATAGATAAAACAACAGAAAAAGTTGCCCAAAATTTAGGAATAGGATTTAGTGAAGCTGGAAATATGATGGGGGAATTCTCCCAGATTGCAAAAGATTCAAATAATATATTTGTTACTACTAAAGGAATTGCAGAATCTCAAATACAATTATCATCTGCTCTTGGAACTAACGCAATGTTTACTGCTGAGATGTTGCAAACTCAAACAGAGTTAACGCATCAATTAAAGTTAAGTGAAGGAACAAGTGCTGAAATTGCTAAACTTGGTTTACTAACAGGTAAAACATCAAAAGAAATAGCAGCTAATGTACTGGGTCAATCTGTAGCTATGAACGCTGCCAATGGTACGGCAATTACAGAAAAAGCAATACTTGAAGAAGTAGCAAATTTATCAAGTAGTATACAATTAAGCATGGCTAATAACCCTATTGAGTTAGCTAAAGCAGTTCAAACTGCTAAGCAATTTGGTATGGAATTATCAAGTGTAGACGGTATAGCGGGTGGTTTACTTAATTTTGAACAATCAATCGCCTCCGAATTGGAAGCTGAAGTATTGTTAGGTAAAAACATCAATTTAGAGAAAGCAAGACAATTTGCTTTAAATAATGATTTAGCCGGGGTAGCAGAAGAAATTGCTAAACAAGCAGGATCCGCAGCTGAATTTACAGCTATGAATAGAATACAGCAAGAAGCATTAGCTAAAGCTGTAGGAATGAGTAGAGAAGATTTAGCAAAATCTTTACAATCTAGAGAAATATTAGCTAAATTGGGTGGTCAAGATGCAGACATGCAGGCTGCTTATAATAGGTTAAAAGAAGAAGGTTTATCACAAGAACAAATAGCAGTTGAATTAGGAGATAAACAATTAGCACAATCTTTACACTCAGAGGGAGTACAGTCCCAATTTACAGCCTCTGTAGCAAAAATGAAAGAATTATTTGTACAAGTTGCTGCTGCTTTAATTCCTATAGTTACACCTATAGCAGCAGTAGTTGGTTTTATGGCTAATCTAATTTCTAAATCTATGGGATTCTTAAAAGTATTAGGAAGTATAGCTGCGGTTATGAAAGTTATTAAATTTATAGGGAATGATGTTTATAGACAACAAATATTAACAAATGTAGCAAATAAATTAGGGTTACTTACTGAAAATCAAAAAAAGAAAGTTAAATTAGCAAATAGTATAGTAGATAGGGGAGCTGTATTAAGTGCTGGTCAGAAAGCTATGATTGAAAAACAAAATATAGTTACACTTGTTAAAGGTAATGCAATAAAATTAAAAGATGCTGTTATGGATAAAGCAGCAGCACTTTATCTTGGGGTAAAAATGGGATTAATGAGGGCAATAGTTGCTGTTCAAAGACAAGATTATTTACTTACGGTAAAAGAAAATATACAACGTGGGCTTACTAATGTATACCTAGGTATAAAATCAGCAATTACCACTGGTATAGCAATGGTTAGTAAAATAAATTTAGGAACTTTAATTGCAGAAAAAGCTGCATCTGTCGCAACTATTGCAATATTAGGAGTTAGATTAGCTATTCAAACAGCAATTGCGGCCGCAGCCTTAGTAGGTGTATCTGCAGCTACTGTAGGTATTGGAACAGTAGTTGCTTTAGCAGCAGCGGCAGCAGGTATAGCATATTTAGCTAGTGTTTCAACAGGTAATGATATAATGTCACCTGGATCTAATACATCAGGATATGGTAGCAGAACATTAATGGGCCCAGAAGGAGCAATAGCATTAAATAATAAAGATACGGTTATAGCAGGTACAAATTTATTCCCTAAGGGAGACGATGTTGTATCTGGACCAGCAGGTTCTGTAAATATGGCCCCAGATAACTCACGAATGGAAATGTTATTACAAAAAGCAGTTAATAGACCTGATCCTGTAATTAAAATGAATGGAGATAGATTAGGTACAGCAATAGGTAAGTATTCATATTCTACTCAATAAATTATATTTTTTTAATATTTATAATAAATGTTTAACAATTAAAATTAAAAATTATGCCTTTACTTAAAAAGTTTGAAACCGAAGGGTCTACTTTAACACCTTTAACTGGTAACCAACCAACAGCACCTTTAAAAAATGCAGGTACTATCCCAGTTAATAATTCCTTTCAAAATGGTACTTATGAAAATACTATTTTAGAAACACCAAGAGCAGTAGATACAACAGGTAATATACAATAATATATGCCTTTAATTAATCTAAAAACCGACCTTAAATCCTTAAGGTATGGGAATGATAGATTAGGAGCTGGTTATACAAATGGTAGCAATCAGCCTTACATTAAATCTTCTATACCAAATGGGAATATTCCCGGTTTGGGCGATGCTGATTATCTTTTAAGAGGAGGATCATTATTACCTAGAACTGTGGCACAGGACGTTTCTAGATTAACACAAATGATGTTTGACTTAAAATCCCCTAATGGGCTTTTATTTACAGTTAAACAAAATGCTTTATCCAGGAGTGGAGTAAATATACTAGCTACTTCAAGTCCCATTTCAGCAAATAGCAATGGTAGTAATGTAGAATTAGATAATTTAAATAATTTACCTTTAAATAATGGTATTTATCTACCTACTTCTACTATACTACAAGCAGCTGCAAACCCTTTTGGGGGACATTTATTAAAGCAAGGTATTAACCCATCTGCACCTACTAACAATGTTGCAAATGGTAACATCTTGTCTACAGGATTTGATGATAAATTTCCTTTATCACAACCCATTTATTTAAATTCTACTGCTAATAGTGAAAGAATAAACCCTCAAATATCATCAACTAGTAGATTAACAGCATTTACAAATGATTTTATAAAAGATGGAATAAATGACCCTTTTAATAGACAACCAGGATTTTTTCTTCAAAATAATGAAATAAACCTTTATTCATACTCTGGTGGACCAGGTTCAACATTAGGAGTAGGAGTAACTAATATTCAATTATCTAAAAATAGAACAGGAGTAAACAATCCTTTACTTGCGGGTGATGCTACATCAACAGCAAAATTTTTTAATAATTATAAAAAAATAGGGATTGGAGTAAATGCTTTTGAAGATTATTCTGTATTTACTAGACAAACCCCAAATTTCCAAGGAGCAAGGATATTTAATAACACAGTAAGTAAAGTATACCAAAATATTACTGGTGAAGATTTCTTAAAAGATTCTTATAAATTAGTAAATACTGATACAAGCGCCCTAAGAGATTTTTCAACAAGTGTATTCCAAACAGGCTCATTTCAATCAAATAAAGCAAATGTTCCTGGCCTAGAAAATACCCTTGATTACGATGGATTAATGGTTGCTGGAGACTCAGGATCAAGAGAAGATACTGGGTTTAATCAGGATTTTAGAACTAAAACAAAATCAAATTCTCCAAAATCTATAGACTATACAGATCCTAATCAAAGATTAGATGATAGAGTTAATTTAGGCACACCAGGAAGTAAATTTCAAAGAACTAGTTATGTAGTTGGTAGAGGAAGAGCATTAGATAAAATTAACGCCTTACCTTTATACCAATCAGCAAATGTTGATACAAATAAAGAAATCAACGATTTAGTAAAATTTAGAATAGGTGTAATTAATAATGATAACCCTACATTAAAAACATATATACATTTTAGAGCATTTTTAGATTCATTTAATGATTCTTATAATGCTGAATGGGAAAGTAGAAAATATATGGGTAGAGGAGAGTCTTTATATAATTATACTGGTTTTGACCGATCAATAAATTTATCTTGGACTGTAGCAGCTCAATCTAAACAAGAATTAATGCCTATGTATCAAAAGTTAAATTACTTAGCATCGGCATGTGCCCCTGACTATTCACCTGATGGTTTTATGAGAGGTAATTTAATATCATTAACTGTAGGAGGATATCTTTATGAACAAGTTGGTATTATGCAAGGAATACAATATGGAATCCCACAAGAATCACCATGGGAAATAGCAATTAATGACTCAGCTATAGGTACTACGGGGTTTGATACTGATAGATCAGACAAATCAGTAAAAGAAATGCCTATGATTATTAATGTAAGTGGTTTTACATTTATACCTATACATAATTTTGTACCAAATATACAGAAAAATAAATATACAGGTACTGGAACAGTTTCAGAAGCATCAAACTCATCTGGAGATGTTAAAAAATTCGGAGAGCAAAGATATATTTCTTTACAAAACGGTTTTAATAATAACTACGATTCATAATGGGAAGATATACAAACATACCACTTCTAACCACTATAGGTGGGAAAAGATATAGAAGACAAGTTCTATATCCAGAAATACCATTAAGTTTTGATGATATTTATGTTTATACAGATATAGGAGATAGATTTGACATATTAGCTCAAAATTATTATGGGGATTCAAACCTTTGGTGGGTTATTTCAATAGCAAATGATCAATTAGATCAAGGTTCTATAATTCCCCCCATTGGTGTTCAAATTAGAATCCCGGGGAATATTGGAGAAATATTATTATCTTATGAGAAAATAAATGCAATTTAACTATGGCAGGGAATATAATAGGGGAACCAATAAATCCAGTTATAATAACACAAATAGATGATAGACAATCTATTAGTGGTGCTAGTTATAACTCCCAATCTACACACAGAACTCCTGAAGTTTTAAACTTTTTAAATAATAGAAATGCCTGGATAAAAATGGCTTCTGGTGTTTCTATAGAGAGTGCTGCTATTGGTCAATTAAAAACAATATCTAAACTAGATAATGATTTTTTATCTACAAAAGATATTGAAAATTTATCAGGTGAAGGTTTAGCTAAAGGTGTAGTACTCTTTAATACTATCCAAACTTTATCAAATAATGGTACTTATACTTCAAGAAGTGGGTTAGGAAATTTAATTACTGACGATAAACGTACTTATGGATCAAACATTAGTAAAATGTATGGGGGATTAGGAGGTACTTCCCAAGGTTTACAACCAGTAGGAGGTATTACGGGAATAGAAATAGAAAATATTAATAGGGGTTCAATTTCTAAAGCAACAGTTAGTATTAAAGTATATAATAGATTTCAATTTAATTTATTAGAGTTAGCTTATTTAAAATTAGGTTATATAATGATGTTAGAATGGGGATGGGATAAATATATTGACTCCGTTGGAAAAGAAACCGGTACTCCTACGGCTAATATAAAACAAATGGGTAAAACCATTATTGAAAAGGATTGGTTTGGTAATTCTTATACCCAACAACAGATGTTAAATAAAATTAACGCTAATAGGATTAAACATAAAGGAAATTATGATGCATTTTTTGGTAAAGTGTCTAATTTTAATTGGAAGGCTAATAAAGATGGAAGTTATGATATATCTATAGATTTAATTACTTTAGGTAGTGTAATTGAATCATTAAAAATAAATCTTACATCAGGAACAATTTTAGATGAAGCTGTAATTAAAAACAACCAAAAGGCAATAGCAGATGTAATAGATACAGAAGCAAATGATGATGGAACATATGACAGTCCTATGGTTAATAATATAGGAGATAATACATTAGCTCAATTTTTATCTTTATGTGTAATAAATTTTCCAGAATCTAATCAAGATTTTGTATATTCACCTGCTTTAGCTACTGAATTAATTTCATTATCATATGGTGAGATAGGAGCAATTAGTGCAATTTCAGGGCTTGGTACAATTGTTGGTGGTGCGTTAGCTTTAGCTAAATACCTTACTTCATTTACAGGTAATATACCAGAAGAAGATCGTTATTATATAAGATTAGGTTTATTTCTAGAACAACTACAAAAATTATGTGTTCCCTATGTTAAAAATGGAGGCACAAAAGCTTCTCCTTCTTTAGAAATGGATTTAAATGAAGCAAACAACCAATGTAACTATGTTACTAATTTAGTTCCTTTAGATCCTTCTATATGTATATTTACATTTTTATTAGATCAAGAATTTGAAGACTCAACCTATTTAGATGTAGGGAATTTTAATTCAAATTGTAAACCTTTTGCTGTAAATAAAGATGGTATTGTTTATGGTCAAATAATGAATACTTATATGAATATTAATTTCTTACAAAAAACAATAGCAGAAAAGGTTGATGATAAAGGTGATCTTTCTTTATTTTCTTTGTTATCAAGTATTTGTGAGGGAATAAATGAATGTACTGGTGGAGCAACAAATTTAGAACCTGCTATAAAAGATGATAGAACAGTATATATTTTAGAACAAAACCCTATAAAAGGAAAAGGATCAGGTACAGATACTGCACCTATAGAAATATTGGGGTATTCTCCTACGGGGCAATCAAATTTTGTTCAAGATTTTTCATTTAATACTAAAATAACCCCTGATATGATGTCTATGATATCAATTGGTGCAACAGCGGCTGGGTTAGATTCAAGAGAAATAGATGCTGCCCCTTGGAAAAAATGGTATGCAGGAATTAAAAATCGATATGAAGAAGGTTATGAAAAAAAACAACCTATTCCACCATCTCCTGCGGCACTTGAAGTAGGATTATCAACCCCAGAAAGTATTAAAGCGGCCTTTAAGAGTGACCTTTTAGCAGGTAATATAGATTATGATCACATTACATTTTCACCAGGGTATGATTGGAAATGGAATGGTGTGGATGTAGATGATATTTTACCTTCATCAGGTCCAAATCTTGGTCTTAGTAGTGCGGAAACAGATTCTAAAAACGAAGCTTTGTTAGAAGAAGTTGTTAGAAAAGTACATGAAGTAGAAAAGGAACAACAGGCACTTGTTGCAAAAACAAGCGCAGAATTAGATGGTAAATTAAATATAACAGCTGTAGTTGGTGAGGATGGAGAGGTCCCAGAAGGTCAAGAATATAAACAATATTTTATAAACGCCTTTGGAGGAAATACAGGATTAGCTAAAAAAAGATCATTTTGGCCTGGATATAAGGTTTTAGATGTTGATAGAGATGACAGTTTATGGTGGTTTGGTAAAGATAATTCGGGGTTTATTAATAGGGGTAAAACTTCTTTTAATGCCTATATAACACAACTTAATGAAAAAGAATTAAAAGAGGGGGGTGTTGGGTCTAGTTTAAATGGTTTTATTCCCGTTGAACTAGGATTAACTGTAGATGGTATAAGTGGAATAAAAATTTATAATAAATTAGAAATTAACCAAAGATTTCTTCCAGCTTCTTATCCTAATGCCTTAAAATTTGTTATACGTGGAGTTAATCATAAAATTGAAAATAATCAATGGTCAACACAGTTAGAAACAATATCCACTACTTTAAATAATGCTAAACCTACAACAACCCCAGCTGCTATTACAAATAAAAAAGCTGCACCAAAACCATATGTAAAACCTATTACTCCAACTACTGTAACAGGCGCAATACCACCTAAAAACCCTAACGAAAAACTTTTAATATATGACCAAAGAACAACTCGTGGTGTTCCCGTCGACCCAAGAACCTACAAAAAATTCCAAGGTATAGACTGGTTAGTTGGTACTATGAATATCACAGTTCAAGAAACATGGAGAAAATTCTTAAATGCTTTAAATGAAAAATACCCAGGATATACTTTAAAAATAAATGCTACTTATCGTACATATCAAAGATCACGAGAATTAAAAACTCCTCCAAAAGGAAATACAAGTAATGCATCACCGGGTAAATCACCACATAACTTTGCCTATGGAATGGATTTACAAATTAAAGATCCAAACGGAAAAACTTGGAGGAAAAAAGAACGTGCTCCATGGGTAGCTTCAGGTATCCCAGCATTAGCAGTAAGTTTCGGAATGAGATGGGGAGGAGATTTTGCAAATTATGTAGATTGTGTGCATTTTGATGTAACTAGAGTAACTTCAACTTCTACATATAACGCTAAAAAAGCAAACGCAGGCAAACCAGAGTCACAATGGGTTACTAATAATCTTTCTCCATATACAAAACTAACATAAATGTACTATCCTTCATCACAAATAATACCTAATTTAGTTACCAAAGGGGATGAATATGTCTTAGAAAGAAATGGACAAGATTATTCTGGTGATTATTTTGCAACATCTGATGGTAAATTCTTTACAGGTAGAAATCAAAATGATAAACCTAATTTTAGAATAGTACTTATTGATAATGGTGACGGTTACATAAACAATCCTTCTCCAAAATTAGTGGAAGATTTACCCTTAGATTTTTATATTGTAAATGAAAGTTATTATTATGCTAGAGGAATTAATTATACAACTATAGGACCTCCTCCACCAATCCCATTATCATCATTACCAACCCCAACAAAAGAAGATTACAAACGGGAAGAAATACAAAGATATTTTCTAAAAAAGATAAATGAAATACAATATTTAGAAATAAATGAATCTATTTATTCACAATATGTTAGAAATTTACCATCAGTAAGCTACCAATTATATATAGCATTTTCTTTACCTTGGGTTATAGCGGGTAACAGAAAGGAAGCTTTTAAAGTAAATAAAAAAACAGTAGAAAGAAAAGAAAAAAATAAGCAAATTATAGGTTTTAAATCTTATTTTAAAGGTAGATTTGACCAATTTTTTAAATATTCTCCTAATGAAAATTTATATACTGAAGGAAATGAATTTATATCTTCTACAACTGGTCAATTATATCAAGGATATTACCATATTCACCCCGATAAAGGGCCAATGGAAGGAAGACAACATATTAAAGCTTTACATGATTTTTTAATTCCGGTTAGTGGTTCAAATGTAAATATTGAATATGATAATATTGAAACTCAAAGTAGTAATAGAAGGGGTGGAGGTTACTAAATAATTTCGTATATTGGGGTAAAATGGTTATAAATGTATTGGTTAGTAGAAGACGAGGAGCAAATAGAGGTTTTAATAAATAGTGGTTATAAAGAGGCATTCATTGAAGTCATTCCTTATAACAACAATATTCACCCTGTTTTAAATGATATTTCATTAGTGTACTTACGCCCGATTAACGCGCGTAAAGGATTTATGGTATGTGTTACGCATAGCGAGGGTTTGAATGCGTTAAACGCGCGTATAAACGCATTAATATCGAAGTTTGATATATTGTATTGCCGTGATAAAAAAGAAATATTACATTATTTTCCAAACAAAGCTCTTTATGACATAAATCCACCTCCTCATACATATATACGACCAACAACACCAACACACGAATTATATTATAGACAACACAAAGATAATCCGGAGTTAAATTTAATTATACCTATTGTTAAACACTATGAATTGTGTGAGACAATTTTTGAGGATCTAAAAACGAATATTAACAATAAAAAAACAAAATATGATGAGTTCTTTAACAGTAGAGTATCCATGGTATTCAACGCCATCGAGAGAAATGGCATACGTATACATAATAAAACCTTCAGTGAATACTTCCACGCAGTTGACGGTGAATACGTCCACACTCAGTTCAACCTAAAAACAACAACAACACGTCCCTCAAATAAATTTAAAAATGTAAATTATGCAGCACTTAATAAAGAAAATGGATGTAGAAAAAGTTTTATACCACGTAATAATAGGTTTATGGAGATGGATATTAGTGCTTACCATCCTAGTTTGGCTGCTCGTCTCGTTGGTTATGATTTTGCCAATGTTGATATTCACGCTCATTTTGCTTCCTTATATAAAGTGGATTATAAAAAATCGAAAGAACTTACTTTCAAACAACTCTATGGTGGCGTTTTTGAAAATTATAAAAGCCTGGAATTCTTTCAAAAAGTAGAAAAATACGTAGGAGAAATTTGGAGTAAGTTTCAAAGAGATGGGTTTGTAGAATGTGAGGTTTCTGGATATAGATATAAAAAAGAAAACTTAGATAATATGAATCCACAAAAGTTATTTAATTACATTTTACAAAACTTAGAAACATCTACAAATGTGTTGATATTGTGGGATATGTGTCGTATATTAAGGGGGTGCAAAACGAAACTAGTATTATATACTTATGATTCGTTTTTATTAGATATAGATGATAAGGAAATAGAAATTTTAGATAAAATTAGAGAAATATTTAAAAAATATAAATTAAACATTAAAGAAATAAAAGGTTATGACTACAATTTTACAGAATAATCCCAATATGTATAATGCAGAATATGATGTCGTATCAGACATTAAAATATTAGGAGATTTGAATAATAAACTTTTTTGTACATTTACTGATTTAAATGGGTTGGATGCACTCATTGAAGATATAAAAGCTAAGTATGATATTATATACAATAAACTTTTTGTACTAGAAATAGTTGGTAAAGATGAATATGTAATAACATATAATGTCGACCAAACTAATTTAAATTATATCCCAGATAATACTATTTTAGTACATAGAAAAAAGGAATCTAATACCTTATATACTATTAATGCTTTAAATGAACTTATTAAAAAGCTTAATGGTGGAGTTGTTGATACAAGCTACAAAGTAGATTGGCAACATTATAGAAATTGTGTTTTACTTACCCAACATAATGAATTAAATCAATTAAATACAAAAATATATAAAATTATAGAGTTATAAAGTAAAAATAGGTTATGAAAATTTGGGTAAACGGTTGTTTTGATGTACTTCACAGAGGTCATTTTGAATTATTTAAATATGCTAAATCATTAGGAAATGAACTAGTTGTTGGGGTAGATACTGATTTTAAAGTATCACAAGATAAAGGCCCAGATAGACCTTATAATAATCTTCAAGATAGAATATTTGCATTACAATCTATAAAATATATTGATAAAGTTGTTTCTTTTAATTCTAGAATAGAATTAGAGGGTTTGATTAACTTTTACTTTCCTGATATTTTAGTAGTAGGAAGTGATTGGAGAGGTGGAGATGTTGTAGGTGCACGGTTTGCTAAAAAAGTTTTATTCTTCGAAAGGATTTCTCAATATTCAACTACAAACATTTTAAAAAATGAGAGAAAGTAAATTAAATTCTAAGGGTCAACAAAAAGCTTTTATAGATATTGATGAAACAATATGTTTTTATGCAAGTAAAAGAATCTATGAAAAAGCAATCCCTAGCATTGATAATATAGCTAAAATAAATAAACTTAAAAAAGAAGGATGGCATATAACCTATTATACAGCTAGAGGTGGTTTTAGTAAAATTGATTATACTGAATTAACTTTAAAACAATTAAATAAGTGGGGATGTCTTTTTGATGATCTCGTGGTAGGTTACAAAGAAGATATTACATTACCAACAAAACCATCTTATGATCTAATTATAGATGATAAGGCTAAACGTATAGAAGAATTATGATAGTTAAACCAAAAATTGTACAAAAAGGATGGGGTGAAGAAATATGGATTCATAATGATGAAGAATATTGTGGTAAATTACTTAGATTTTTTAAAGCAGGTAATAAATTTTCTTTACATTACCACATTATAAAAAAAGAAAGTTGGTATGTAGCTAAAGGTTCGTTTACATATATCTATTTAGACCTTGTAAAGGGGATTGAAATTAAAAAGACTATACATGAAGGAACTTGTTTAACAATAGATAGACAGGAACCACACCAATTAATAGCATTAGAAGATATGTCAGAAATATTTGAGGTATCAACACAACATTTTGACGAAGATAGTTATAGAATTAGAATAGGAGATACATTATGAAAATATTAATAATAGGAGATAGTTGTACTGATGAATTCATTTATGGAGAATGTAAAAGGATTTGCCCAGAAGCACCTGTACCTGTATTTAGCCCAATTAATTCTACTAAAAATGGTGGAATGGCGAAAAATGTTTTAAATAATTTTTTAAGCCTTAATAAAGAAAAATATGAGGTAGATTTTATTACTAACAAAAATAAGATTTTAAAATCTAGAATAATAGATGTTAAAACTAACCAAATGTTAGTAAGAATTGATGATAATGACCAATGTGAAAGGTTTGAGGGTTTAGATAAATTAGGAAAATATGATGTTGTAATCATTAGTGACTATGATAAAGGATTTTTACATGAAGAAGATATTAAAAAATTGACTGACAAATATCCTTTAACTTTTATTGATTCTAAAAAAGTATTCGGAAAGTGGGTTATGGGTGCTTCATTTATAAAAATAAATCAACCTGAATATGAAAAAAATAAAGCAAATTTAATAGATTATAGAGGACAATTAATAGTTACTTTAGGAGAAAAAGGTGTAAAATGGAATAAATTAATCCATCCCCCATCTAGACAGGCAGAAGTCTCAGATTTATCGGGAGCTGGAGATACATTCTTTGCTGCTTTTATATATCATTATTTAGCTCATAAAAGAAGTATAAGTAATAGTATTTATTTTGCACAAAATTGTTCACTTAAAGTAATAGAAAAAAAAGGAGTATCAATAATATGAAAATACTAGTAACAGGACATAGAGGTTTTATAGGTAAAAATTTATTTAATAGATTAATAGCTGATAAATATAATGTAGATTCCCTAGAAATGGATTACTTAGATGATCCCTTATGGAAAACAAAATTATATAATAAAGTAAAAAATAACGATATTATATTCCATGTAGGGGCAATATCAGATACTACTTTACAAGATAGCGGAAAAATGTTATTATACAATTATGAGTTTAGTAAAATATTAATAGATTATGCTTACAAATTAAATAAAAAAATAATATATTCTTCTTCAGCTGCAAATTATGGAAATGGGGATGATATACCTAATAACATTTATGGTTGGTCTAAAAAATTAGCTGAAGAATATGGTGTAGCTAAAGGAGGTAATTTTATAGCTTTAAGATATTTTAATGTATATGGTCCGGGTGAAGAACATAAAGGTAAAATGTCCTCTATTGCGTATCAAGCTTATAAAAATGGTAAACAAAAACTTTTCCCAAATAACCCATTAAGAGATTTCATATATGTTGAAGATATTATAAATGCTAATTTACAATCTGTTACTTCACCTAGTGGAGTTTATGATGTAGGTACTGGAGAAGCTCAATCATTTGAATCTTTAGTAGAAGGTATGGGTATTAAGTATACCTATACAGATAAAAGTAAAATTCCATCTTGGTATCAATTTTATACACAAGCCGATAAAAATAAATGGGTGCCTGGATGGTACCCAGAATATGATATAAAAAGAGGTACTAATTTATATAAAAAATATTTAAATAATAGATAAATAGTTTGGCTCCCCTAAATACATTTCGTATATTTAGTCACATATAAACAGTTATAATTAAAAAAAGTTACATTTATGGATTTATCAAAGCTTAAACAGAAATTGGATACCCTCCAATCAAAACCACAGGGTGGTCAAAAGACCGATTACACAACTATTTTTTGGAGACCTACAGTAGGTAAACAACAAATAAGAATCGTACCATCAGCGTATGATGCTTCAAACCCATTTACCGAACTTAAGTTCTACTATGGTATTACTAATAAAGTAATGATTTCACCTTCAAATTATGGTGAAAAAGACCCAATTGCATTATTTGCAGGAAAATTACGTGAAGGAGAATATAATAAAGAAAACTATGTACTTGCTAAAAAGTTAGATGCTAAAAACCGAGTTTTTGTTCCCGTTGTAGTACGTGGAGAAGAAGATAAAGGTGTTAGATTATGGCAATTTGGGAAATTAGTTTATGAAGAATTATTAGCACTTGCTGTTGATGATGAAATCGGAGATTATACTGATATTGTAAGTGGTAGAGATCTTACAGTAGAAACAGTAGGACCAGAAGCAACAGGTACTCCTTATAATAAATCATCCGTTAGAGTAAGGTTAAAGACATCTCCTCTTAGTGAAGATGCTGCTACAGTAGAAAAATGGACAAATGAACAACCTAATCCTAAAGAAGGATTATTTAAAAAATATTCATTTGACGATATGAAATCTGCTTTAGAAAAATGGCTATCACCAGAAGAAGAAGGATCTGATGATGTTAGTACTCCATCAACTCCATCAACACCCCCTACAAATTTTAGTCTAGATACTACTAAAGCTAAACAAAGTAAAGTAGATCAATTTGATTCATTATTTGACAAAAAAGATAGTAGTAATGGTGATGATCTTCCTTTCTAAATATGGCAAAAAAGATATCAAAGTCTCTCTCGGCAGCAGTGTCTGCCGAGATTAAGAGCAAATTTGATTTAAATAAGTTTAAAGCAACAAAAGGTTTAGACAAAAATGTCAAATTTAAGGAACAAAACTGGATACCACTATCCCCAGCTTTTCAAGCAATAGCAGGAGTACCTGGTATACCAATGGGACATATTACATTACTTAGAGGTCATTCTGACACAGGTAAAACTACAGCATTATTAGAAGCAGCGGTTTCATCTCAAAATATGGGACAACTTCCTGTATTTATTATTACTGAGATGAAATGGAATTGGGAACATGCAGCTCAAATGGGGTTAAAAGTTAAACTTATCAAAGATGATGAGGGTAATGTTATTGACTATGAAGGAAACTTTATTTATGTTGATAGAGAAACTTTACATACTATTGAAGACGTAGCAGCATTTATAATGGACCTACAAAATGAACAGAAAAAAGGTAATTTACCTTATGATCTAACATTTTTCTGGGATTCTATTGGTTCTATCCCTTGTGCAATGTCAGTTGAAAAACTGAAAAATAACAATGAATGGAATGCAGGAGCAATGTCAACCCAATTTGGCAATACAGTTAATCAGAGTATTGTAATGTCTCGTAAAGAATCATCACCATATACTAATACATTAATTGCAGTTAATAAAGTTTGGACAGCAAAAGCTGAATCCCCTATGGGTCAACCAAAAATGATGAACAAAGGTGGAATGGCAATGTGGTATGATGCTACATTTGTAGTTACATTTGGAAACATATCAAATGCTGGAACATCTAAAATTAAAGCAATTAAAGGTGGTATGCAAGTAGAATGGGGTAAAAGAACAAATTTACAAATTGATAAAAACCATGTTAATGGTATGCAATCAAGAGGTAAAATTG